TCCTCGAAAAGAAACAGAGTAGTCATATCGGTCGAGGATATTAAGTAATTCATTCCATCTGATCCATCCATAGAACTCATCGACGATAACTGTTTCTTCTCCGGAATATCCATCCCACCAGACCCCGGTGGGACAATTTGACAACCTGTAGGCGTCTGGGTATTGGGAGTTGGCGTAGAAACTCTTTCCGATATTGGTGGATCCCCACAAAACAAGAACTTCAGGAACTTCATTCCTTCGCGGGGCTTTGAGCATTCTGTAAAAAGAGACTGACTTGTGGTACCGACACATTTGAGGGAAGTAATCATCCCACAATTTGAGATCTCGTACACCGTTATCGACTGCTTCTTTAACGGCTTGCAAATCTGTACGGCACCCCGCACCTTTCGGCTCATCCCCATATTGCCAAGGACCATCCTCTCTGGATTCATCTTTCTCACAATAGGCTTTCGCCTGCTCGTGAGAACCTTTTCGCGGCTCCCAGTGAGCACTGGGAGCAAATCGCTTGAGGGCGGACAAGCGCATGGCTTTTCCACATACAACATATCCTTGTAAATGGGGTGTCCCGTTTTCACCCCGCTCAAGTTGCCACACACAATACACAACGCCGCTGGCCCGCCACAGGCTTGGCACCTGATTGTCTTCAGGGTTGTTAAGGGTGAACACCCACGCACGGGAGGGCTTTGATTTAGAAGAAGGTCCATCACCAGATAACTGCATTAGTGGAACAAGGCAATGGCAACATAAAACAAAAACAAACAACTTTGAAAAGCACTTCGCGCTTTTATATCCAAACAATTGGATGCTTAACTGCCTGGCACTTAAGTGTAAACACTTCCCTATTTTTAAAAAAATAGGGGACGTACATTTAAAAACCTTTCATTATCTATAAATTTTATTGAATATGGGTGTAACGAGGTTGTTTGTAACGAGGTGTGCTGGTAATACTAACAGCACACCTCTAGACTCTAGACTCACTTCAAAAGTTCGGATTGTTTTTGTTTACTGAAAATTATGGAGCTGTCATTAACGGTCATTTTTTTCGGAAAACTATCAACATATTTTAATTTGTAAATCAGGTTCAGCGTCGGCGCTGTGGCGCCTCCACTCCTCCCGCAGGGACCCCCTAAAGGGGACCCCCCCCTGCTCGCGGGGCGCGACTTAGCTAGCTGCATCCGTACCCAGGTTTTACGCATCCCGAGTTTTGACGCTAAAATTGTTAAAATTGGGCCAAATCTTAAAAGGGGCTTTTAAAAGGGGCTTTTAAAAGGGGCTCCTTGTAAATAATCGGGGGGTAATCTTTGTAACTAAAAGATTGGCCCCGTACTTTCTTAATTATAATAATCAGGGGTCAAACTGTTGAGAAAATCAGGGGGGTAAAATAGTACCAGGCAGTGCCAGGGTGTGTGGCTAAGTAGTAACGGTTTAGTGAGTGTATATATACTGAATTTTCTATTCATTATTTTATTATTCTTACCTCTGCAACACTACACTACTCAACAATGGGATGCAAAGCCGAACACAGCATTATCGACCTAACAGTCGAAGAACCTGACTCTCAACGTCCTTACACGCCATCAGATGATGACGAAGTTACTGAAGTGCCACTGCCAGCGCGAACCACACTGGAAGTGCCAACAGACATTGCTCCTGAGCCAGCAGCTCCAAGGACCCGCAGGACTAGGAGACTTAGGGAAGCTACCGACGAAGAGTCAAGTACGCCTGCATGCAGACGCTTAGTCTTCGATGTATTGTTTTCTGAACTGGATAATCAACTAGATACCATCTTCGAGGACGTTACGCACTGCGAAGAAAACATATCCAGAACACTGGATGATGCTTTATGTGACTTCAGAAGGGAGATGCAAATTGTAAAGCGAAGATGTCTAGCTTATCCTTATCCAGATGACGAAGAGTTTTGTTAAAGATTTAACATCGAATTAAATAAAAACACTTTTTATTTACAAATTCTTTACACTTACTTATTTAAGTAAGTATGGGAAAAGTACCCCACCCGCGCACCACCCACGAAAAAAATGAAGTCCCTCAGTCAATGTCAGAAAACGTTACTCGACTTCTGAATCTAATTTGGGGATTATTTGCATCACTACTAGTGACATTAGGGGTATTGCAGATTACTAGAGCCCAGATAGCATTTGTCGCAACATTGGCACAAGTCGAGGGTGTTCCAGAATAAACGGTATCGATATCTAAACGAGTATAGAAATCGAAATATTCCACAAAATTCTCGAATTTGCTAACTCCAGTGTCATAGGGTCCACTAGGCTTCGCCAAAAATATTTGATCACGAAGAATTTTAAATCTTTGACGATTGGCAACATTGGTGAACGACAAAGGTTCCACTGAAACCGAGGAGTTTTGACCAGGGGCATTATTGGGACCACTCGCGTAATCGAAAAACCCAGAATTCAAAACATCATAAACATGCAAATTACTATCGGGAACAGCACCGTTGGCTTGGGAATCAACAAGAATGATTATTCGAAACTCAATAGGTGTGTTAATGACGCTATTGTACGGAACCCAACACACAGCCTTGCACCACAAAGAATGAATCCGAACTTTGTTCTCTGAACGAGCTATTCCACCAGTACCTGACTGAATAGCATTCAAAATAATCCAATCATATGGCTTGGAATGCTGCAACTGTTTCGTTGAGCCAACATCCCAGATGTTGTGTAAGGCATCCTTCGGCAATTTTACAAATGCAGGATGCACATATTTAGCGGCTTTCTTGCCTTTCTTGGCAGCAGTCTTCTTCTTCTTGGTGGTTACAACAGTAGTGGTAGACATCTCAGCCCCAAGTGCAACTTTCTTGGATGAAGGTAACTCAAAGGAATACTCGCGGGACCTCTTAGGCATCTCTACACCTAAAAGACAACTGAAAAAATTAAAATAGCAACACAAAACTGAGCCTTTATAGACAATTAAATTGGCGGGAAATTAATCAGACTCAGTTACTTCCATGGTGGACTGTAGCATACAGATCGCCACCGCATTTGCACCATTTGTTACAAATGTACTAGCTGCAGGAATATCACCCGATGTAAAATCGGAATAATCAAAAGTTCCCTCAGGCGGTGGAAGGACTTGAGCAAATACCGTAACGTACATTTGCCCACTAGTCCACTGGATCGGAGCTTTGTTCATTGGATTCACAACATTCGCGCGGAAGCCGCTCATAGTTTCATCCACTTGTATACTAATTCGATCCCAGGCATAATCGGCAACAGCTGGAGAAATAATTTGGGTACGATCATACAAAATACGTTTTGGTTTCACACTATAAGTTATCTTTGTAGTTTCATAATCGTCCCAAGGGAAATCGATCGCTTCACTTAAGCTGCCGAATAAGCCATTGGTCTGCTCATACTCTACACCAAGGATATCACCAACCTGGTCTATTTGCCTACAAACACCTATAGTCGGGGGTCGGGATCCGGGTCGGGGATCGTAGGAACACACCACTCGGACAGCAAGGGGAGAAGCGCTCTGAAAACGCGGGCTAATACAATAACCAACATCCCAACGGCCAATATGAATGTTAGAGTATCCTCTAATAGTATTGAGATCAGGAGGGGCACCTCCGGGATGGTTGAGCGGTTGTGCATTTATCGTATACCAAGGGTCAAACGATGCAGAGCACAAAAAAGGGTTATAACCCCCTTCACTGTAAACAGTGCCTGAATCGTCAAAATCCTGTTCAGGATTCTCAGTTAAACAATATTTGCCGGAAGTTAAAATGGCTTTATTAACTCTAGGCATCCTGAGTTGGATGATAGGTACAAGCCCTAGAAACATTACTTTTATATGTGTCCGGAGTGGCGGGAATTTCCTTATCCTCGACGACCCACTCAGCCCCTATGCTATCACGCGTCATAATACGCGTTAAGCGGCGGTGAAGGGTTGCATACATCATATGAGGTCCGGAGTAATTGTACCAGGCAGACGGGTGGGCGTTTGAGGTAAAAATAAATCGGGTGGCCAGCAATCTATGCTTGCCTCCTCGAAAAGAAACAGAGTAGTCATATCGGTCGAGGATATTAAGTAATTCATTCCATCTGATCCATCCATAGAACTCATCGACGATAACTGTTTCTTCTCCGGAATATC